TGTAATGACCTCCCGAAATGCTTTTGCCCAACCAAGTTTAGAATCCCTGACCACGACCACAGACTCTGTATCGTGGAAATCGTCAGCCACACTAGGCAAAAGTTCGGTATATTTTTTCTCAACACTGAAGCCAACTCCCGTCCCACACATAAGCACATACAGTATTTCATCAAAAGCTTTAGGATGATCTACGGGTACGTAAGAACAATTATACCCTGCAATGTTTTCTTTTTCCAAGGCAGGGCCAGCTGTCATGAGTGCTCTCATGGAGGGCATAACCTCTAAGTTTAAAACTTTATTTTCCAGATACTCTCTTGTCTTTTTATCTATTTTATATTTACAATTTTTTTCTATTTGTTTCTCAAAGAAATCAAAATAACGAGACACAGTTTCGTGCCATTCTTCTCTTCTCTTTTCTTCTGGTAACCATCTGGCATACCTAGACTTATGTATAAACTGTTGATAAACAGTTGGTAATTTTTTATTTAACTTCTTGTTTCCTTCAACATTTCTTTTGTGTGTTGTTTCATTAAATATAGTTGTAGTCGTCATAGTCTCCCTTTCATTTTAAAAATATTTCGTATATGCGTTAGTGTCATAAATATATTTAATATAATCATAAAGTACAAATTGTTTTTAAGTGACCAAGCCCACCAAAATACTTGCGATACTAGTCCTATCCATGGTGCTCGTGGCGATTTGTTGCCATAAAAGTAAACAGACACACAGGCACTAATGGCGGCTAGTAACTCTAGTATTGGAAAGTTGTCATAAGGTAATAAGTCTAACATTATTCACAGGAATATTAAAGAAATATTCTCCCTTTCGTTTAAATTTATTTGGAATCTCAACCACCATATCATCTGTTAGCTGTGAACCCTTGATTTTCCAGGCTTGTTTAAGATCTTTTCTTAACACGTAGAATGTTAAGTCATCTTTATCTTTCATCATATTAATTAATCTTTTTTTTCTAAACGGTATGTGTAAAGTTTTCCAATGAGCTGGCCATTCATCTGTCCACCCATTCTTGACTTCAACTTCATGGTAAGATTCAAGTGGCTCACACGTTACAATATCAGCTCCATAGTCTTCTATGTCCTCTGCAAGCACACAACCTAAACTAATTAAATAGTTTCTAACAGCTTTCTTAGCCGGTCCATCCCACTTTTCATATTCGTTTTTTCTAAAGGGTGATTTATTGTTTACTATCGTGTTCACTTTTTTTATTCTCACAGTTGTGTTTAAAATATACATCACCAAAAATAGTTAGACTTGTGTTATTAGGATCAGGTTTAGTCTGACCTACGTACTCCCACTCACAATCCATTTTCTTTTTATTAATAGCTTGTTGGTGAAAAAAATCTATGTTACTCAGTGTATAAAAGTTCATAGCTAATCCAACAATTATTGATACCGGATCCATAATTATAACTCCTTTTTTAATAGTTCAATGTATCTTTTTAAATACCATTCAGCCTTTTCTAAATCCTCTAGTCGTTTTCCTTTATAGTTACATCTCCAAATATATTTTATCACTTGCCCTCGTAAATAGCCCCTAAATTCTTCGGGTGTAAGGGTAGCTTCAATCGCATCAATACATTCAATACCTTTAGAATTTAGTTTATAATGTGGGGGATGATTAACTATGTCAGATTTTAAATTTGTATTTTCTTTTATTTTGTCCAAAGCATTTTTATCTCTCATATTTTCAATTAAACCTTTCCATTTTTTAATATAACTAGGGGCAACTTGTTTAGCTATACCATAATTTTTAGTCTTCAATGTTTTTCTAAATTTTACTTTTCCAAAATGCTTTTTAACATCTAACGGGATTGCTAATTCAACGTGATATATTTCATTTTGTTTTATAATATTATCTGTCATTTATGTCTCCTCTTTATGTGTCATGTTTAATAATACGTTTAATCTTTTTCTTTGGAACTCTGTGTTGTCAGGGTCGTTAATAAGTTTAAGAGCAAATGTCCTGACTTGTTGACTATTAAGACCAGCAAGATCACAAACATCAATAAACCAAGTAGCAGTAACGCCAACACTTTTACTGAACCATCGTACAGCTTCTTCCCTAACATGAATAGACTCTTTAGACTCCAATTCATTATCGTTACTGGCATCCAACAGAGCTTGATAAATAACAGCACGAAATAATGCTCTTTCGTTCTCTCCTTCTTTGTTATCATAACTTGACTCTACTGCTGGATCTACCTGTATTCTTGACGTATTTGTCATTTTTATTTTGTGTGTGTCTTTCTTTTCTTCTTTCATGTATCCATTCTATTGGTATATTTTTTTCAGACCAGAAAAAATTATTCTTGGTTAGCCACTCACCATAAGTTGTTTTACTTCCTTTGTAAAGTTTTACTTTATAATTTTGTAAAACAAAACGAATATCTAATTCTGGTTTCTGTTCTTGAATATATAAATGTTTGAACCTATCTTGTTTTGTTAGTCTACCTTTTATTTCAATTATAATTCCATTTGGTAGTATAACATCTGGTATGTAGGTATGGTTTGTTTCAGGAATAACATATTTAATTTTAATAGGTTCATATTTAAATTTAATCTTTTGTTGTGTTAATTGACCACACACTTGCTCTTCAAATTTTGATCTATATTTTGGCATTAAGCAAGATCCTCCATAACATTTGGTTCTTTCTTCACCACAGTTAACCACCGAGGGCCACTGCTATAAATAAATTTTCTTAATCCTTTACCATCATTCACATCTTGCCAACAATCAACTTTAAATGCACAATAACTACACTCAACACCTAGCTTACGATTACCAGATGATCCATCCTCTACATCCTCATAACAACGAGGGGGTTTATTTTCTTTATCTGATAAATATTTTTTTAAACTAGCTATTCTTTTTTTTATATCGGGATATTCTTTATCATCAGGAATACATAAAGCTAAAGCTCCACTCTGTTTATCAATAGCTAAGAATGCTAATTTATTATTACCTTGAGCTTCACCATAAGCTTTAATCTGTGAGAGATAACCAAACGAATCGTTCTCTCTGTTTAAACTGTTTCCTTTAAATTTTTTAAAACCAAAGTTAGAAGCTGACTTAACATCAACTACCCACCCATCTATGTTTGCATCTTGATGTCCGGCTATACCATCAAGTGTTAATTGTTTCTGCTCATCAGTTACAGTATGTCCCGACGTACGAGATAGTAACAACAACAGCTCTTCAAGTATATGACCATATAGAAATTTTATCTTTACATAAGGTGGTAAATGTTCCCGAAGATCTGGTCTATAAAATTCGTACCATAGTTGACGAGCCGGTTTACCAAGACTAGACATACGTAACTTACGAGGTTTATCTCTATTATCCTCTGTAAGATAAGTCTTTATAGATTCACATACATTTTTAGCAAACATATCAAGATCACTTTTTGTGGGTTCTTTGTTGTTGTTATCAAAGAGTTTGTAAATATCGTCAACGAGAGTTTTTATATCAGCCATAAAAAAAGGTGGCTAGGAAAAGTGAGTGAGTGAGAAAAAAACCTAGCCACCATTCATTCCCTAGTAAATAATAAAGTTATTAAAAGGGAAGCTCGTCGTCCAAGCCGTCCTTATTAACAGCTTGGCCATTCGTTTGTTGTGGTTTATCATCAGCCGGTGACTCAAACCCACCTTTAACTTTAGGTAAGTCTCCAAGTTCTTCCTTGTACGATACAAGATCTATAACTTGCACAGCCTTTAATGCTGAACCCACACCTTTGTTCCCGGCAACATCATAATCGTAAGTATCAAATAATACATTTACTTTTGATCCGTTACCTATCAAGGTTGTTTCCGGAATTGGATTCTTTTGAGCATCAACAACTCTAACCGGTGTGTTCATACTACCATCTCTCTTCTTTACTTTTCTCTTGATCTGTATGAAGTTACCACGGTCGTCTTCTTTATTTTTAATTCTTTTACCAAGACCTAACTTTTTTAGTTGTGCCTCAGTTTTAGAATCAACAGCTACATCAATAGAATATATTCCGTCCGGGTTATAATCATCAACTGCTGGTTTGTGGACTTTCGCCCAATAAGATATACCACTTATCATTGGCATAATTTACTCCTTTTTTCTTGGTGTCTTTAGTTATCTAAAGACTATATTAATAATACATTAATTAGTATAGCATAAGTATGTGGTTGTCAACACACCTAGTGAGTATCTTTCCACGTTTTACCTATACTATATTCACTGTCCAACGGACATTTAAAATAAAGTTGTTTTTCAGTACATTTCATTGCCTCCTTTGTGATGTTACCAAATTCTTCTGCTTGTTCTTTACAAACTTCAAACTGAACTTCGTCGTGTATGTTAGCCACCGGCTTTGCCTTTATCTTTTTTTGTTTCATCAAATCAATTATATTTACCAACCATTGTTTACAAACGATAGCACCGGCTCCTTGTAACAAAGTGTTAAGAGCTGAGTGTTGATTACGAACAATAAGATAACGACCATCAATGGCTTTAACAATCCCTTTACGAGCTGATTGATCCACATAATTTCTTAATCGTTTGATAGCTGGGATTGCATCCATAAATTTTTCTCGTAGTTGACGACCTCGTTCAATACCTCCTCCAACTATCTCTCCAATTTTTTGGTCACCGGCTCCATACAACCACGCATATATAAATGTTTTTGCTGTTGGTCTATCCGGTAGTTCAGCTAATCTTTGGTTGTAGCTATGTATATCTCCATGCACTACTTCTTCTGTATACTTCTCATCATTAATGTAATGGGCAAAGCATCTTAGTTCTAACGAACTAGCATCTGACCCTACCAAACAATACTTTTCAGGGTCACTAACTGTCCAACAATCTCTACATTCTTTTCCGTAAGGTGAATAACTAGCCGGAACTTGAGCCATGTTCGGACTATTGTGAGACATTCTATGAGACACACACCCAAGAGTAAAGACTCGTCCGTGTACTTTGTTGTCACTACCCACTACATCCAACCAACTTTTTATTTGTGATACTCTTTTTTGTAGTAGTAAATATTGTGATACCTCTTTAGCTTCTGGATAATTAAGACTACTTAATATCTTTTCATCAACGATTGGTTGCTTCGTTGGTGTAAACTTACGAGGTTGCCAACCAAGTTCCATAAGTCGTGAAGCTATTTGCTTTCGTGATCCCGGATTAAATACTTCAATCTTACTCTTTAATTCTTTACCCGTTTTTTCTGAAATTCTTTTATGAGTTATAGGTGGAAATATCTTTTGTAAGTTATCTTTAATTATGTTTGACTCGTCCTCTAGTTTACCCATAAGACTAAAAGCTTTTTTAGTATCCAGATAAAAACCCTCTCTCTCTTGCCAATTAAGTATCATCTTAACTTTATGTTCAAGTCTAACTGACTCGTTACTAAACCTAGCAATCTGTGGTCGTAAGTGTTGCATCAATCGTCTTGTTAAATCAACATCAGCTTTGCAATAGGTGAGCATCTCTTCACAATAATTCTCAAAACCTTTATCATAATCTATCTTACCCTCTCCATCTAATCGTTGACCCCAAGCTTTAAGACTATGTCCTCCGTCTATATGTGGGTTAATCATTTGTGAGATGATAAGAGTATCAAGTATCTGTGATAGTTTAATCTTTACACCTAAGAGTTTGTTAAGAACCGGTGCATCAAACGATATACCATTATGCATGATATATTTTCGTTCCGGATTATCATTTATAAACCCTACTAATTTAGTCGGGATTGTTTCACCTACAAACGATAGCATCTCTCCGGTATCATAATCTTGCACAACCACACAATGAATTGTAGTGGCATTAAGATCGTCGGTTTCTATATCAAGAACAACGGTATTAAACTTTGAATCCATTAGTCGGCATATCCTGGAAGTCATCTACGACATTCTTTTTTCTTTTAGTATTTCTTCTATTGTTGTTACGATTAACCGGTGCATCACACTCTGACATACGACCGGTGTTTTTGTTCCACTTCAACCAACAACAAGGCCCGGTCTCTCCTGAGAATCTATTTTTAAGAACTCTTATTGTTGTTGTGTTTCGTATATCCTCGTCGTCGTGTTGACCATTTCTTTCTAAACTAAAAACCATATCAGATAGTTGGGCAATCCCGGCTGATCCTCTGAGTTGTGATAGACTTACGACGGCTCCCTCTTCATGACCAGAGTCAGATGTACCTCTTCGTAAATGTGATACCAACATGAGATGTATCTTTTGTTCTTGCACTAACATTCTCAGTTTAGTCATACATTCATCAATAGCTTTTCTTTCGTCACCATTTTCCATAGCTGATACCACCATTGATAGATGATCAAGAATTATATATCGGCAATCAAGACCACTAGCTAGGTACTGAACCTTTGATACTATGTTAGATATTTCTGTGGAACCAAAGTGATCCCACAATCTAACTCGTCCGGTGCCTAGGGTTTGTTCCCACGACAATCTCTTTTCTTCTTTGGTTGCTTGGCATGTAGGTAAATGAAAAGGTTTACACCCATGTACTGACATAATACCTTTAGCTGTTCGTTCTATTGATTCTTCTAAGAACAAACAACCCACAGATTCTTTAGTGTTTTTAATTATGTGGTAAGCTAACTCTCTCATGATACTTGACTTACCTATACCAGAACCGGCAGTAAAAGTACATAGTTCTCCAAGTCTCATACCATAAGTCATTTTATTAACACCCTCCCACGGATAGGGTAGTGATTTAATTTCGTCTTCTTTGCTAACAATATCCCAAGTATCTTCACCAAGAACAATACCATCAGGTGTATAGACTTTTGCATTGTACCATCTGTCTATAAACTCTTGTCGTTTATTTTTAAATAGATATTCGTTTGGGTCTTTGAGATCCATTTTAACTATGGATACTTTCTGTGGTGGGAATAGTTCAGCTATCTCTCGTGCTGATTGTTGACCGGGATCATCCATATCAAAACACAACACAACCTTTTCAAAGCTGTTGATGAACTCATAGTTTCTTTTACAATCCATCACTCCCCCTTGAGAACCGGAACGGATACTGACACTTGGAAACTTCTGTCCAAAGATTTCATAGACAGCCATAGCATCACATTCTCCCTCGGTAATTGTTAGGTATTGACCCCCTTGCTTAAAGCATTGCTGACCAAACAACATACATTGATTACCCCCATGTCCTTCAAAGTGAAAAGTTTTATCTGTTACATTACGAGTCTTCACAGCAATCTGTTTAAACGACTTACGATCAAAGTAAGGATAGTGGTGGTGACTAATCTCTCCGTCTTTGTTCAGGGTAGCTGTAACTCCGTATCA